ATGGATAAGATGGAGCTGACTGCCGTCGTGCCGAACAAGGCGTACTGGCAGATCGAATTCGCCGACATCGCAGAATGGTGGATATTGGGGATCCGCTGTGCGTGCTGTGGGCATGAGGCGCCGGTCGACCGATACCGCCTCGAGCGCCGCTGCAGGCAGCGGTACGTGCGTTTCGCGACCAGGTTCTGCCGATGCACTTCATGCCGGACCCGCAGCGATATGCATCGCGCCTTCATCGCTGGTAAGCTGCCCCGGTGACGATGGACGGCGGGGTTGCGATGTCCAAGATCGAAGAGATCATGAATCTGCTCGCCAAGGCCAAGCGCTCGGCGGACGAAATCAACGAAGACGTGCTGTCTTACCATATCGGGACTGCGCTGCTGGTTGCTCAGGAGGTTTCGTTGGGCCAGACCGAAAAGAGGCCGCGCCGCTGATGGCGGCCGGCCCGTTCATTCCGTTCTGCTTTCCGACCGAGGTCGACGAGCCACCCGAGGGCGAGCAGTGGACGCATGAAATCAAGTATGACGGCTACCGGACCCAGTTCCACCTCGGGGCCGTTCCTCGGGCCTTCAGCCGCAATGGATTTGACTGGTCTCAGAAGTACAGCTTCACCTTGGCGGCCGCCAACGACTGCATCCGCCGAGACGCGGTCCTCGATGGCGAAATCGTCGCGCTGGATGATGCCGGCCGCCCCGACTTCAAGCGGCTTCCCAGCGCGATTAGATGGCACGGCCGAGATCTTGTCTTCTTCGCCTTTGACCTTCTTCAACTCGACGGTACGGACATTCGAACGCTGCCCTGCGAAGATCGCCGCAAACGGCTGCAACACCTTGTCGGAGACGGCCGACCGGAACTGCGTTTCAGCGATGCGTTCGACGGGTCTGGAGCTGCCCTTTTTGCCAAGGTCGCCGAGATGGAGCTGGAAGGAATAGTGTCCAAGCGCCGCGCCAGCCCCTACAGAAGTGGCGACAGCAGGGACTGGCTCAAGACAAAGGTCTACGCGATCGGTGAGTACTGGATCATCGGCTATGAGCGCGGCAGCGGCCATGCGCCTGCGCTGCTTTTGGCTGAGGAGACGGACAAGGGTCTTCGGTATGTCGGCAAGGCTAACCCGGCCATCGGGTCTCAACGCCGCGAAGAGCTATGGCAGGCGCTGGAGTTCCTCAAGACCTCTGCTTTTGCGACGGCGATCGACAAGACCAACAAGTTGGCGGTCTCGGTTCAGCCAAGGCTGCTAGCAAAGGCCAAACATCTGCGGGGCGCAGGCAAGCTTCGCCACGCCACGGTGGTCGACGTGCTCGTCTCGCGACAGGGATAAGCCGCCACGACTTAGGTTAGGCGCCTGAGGTGAGCGCGCACGAGAGCTTCGATATCGAGCACCTCCGAAGAACGAATTACCTGGCCCAGATGCATCATGGCAGCGACTTCGACCGTTGGCTGATGCCCCAGTGCGATCACACCCTTGTTCGTGATTGTAGGGCCAGCATAGAGAACTCCGACGAAGAAGAATCGGTGGGCATCAATCTTATAGGTTCTAGTCTTCCGATCCACATAGCCGAGTTGTTTGAGGAACACAGGCGAGCCCGAAGACCCGGGAAAGCATGCCATATCCACCAAGAATTCAGCCTTGCCGTTGTAGTCTTTTCCCATTGATGTCGCGGTGATTCCGCGCCGAACAATAGGAAGATTGTTCACCTGGTCGTAGATTCCATTGGGGCAGCCGACCATAAGCACGTCCTCAATCGCATCGAAGTCGGCCCATCCGGCATCGTCAGGTACATTTGACGCATTTACCGTCCGTAGGAACAGCGGAGTTCCTGCTCTCCGAGCGTCTTGCATAGCCTCGGTGAACCCGAAAACACACAGGTCGACCGTGGGATCGGGATGTTCAAAGATGCCTGCAGGGTCAAACGTCATTGAGACCGGCACAAATTTGCCCGACGGGGCATTGGCATCGGATGCACTTTGCAGATGGCACATGGCATCGATCCGGTCACATCCATTGATTACGTGCTTGTTGGTGACAAGCACGATGACGTGCTCATAACCTTCACCGTCAATGCGCCAGAAGAACCCGGTACCGGTCTGAACCGGGCTCCCAGCATTGAAGCAAGTAAGCTTGACGGTCGTGAAGAGCAGTTCCTCAGAGAGAGTGAGCGACATCCAAGCCTCCGGGCGACTCGAGTTGAAGTGCTAGGATGATACCATTTTTGCTAGCCGGTGAAGCACTGTCGGGCGGGTCTGGATCGGCGTCTGGCCCGCCGCCACGAATTGACGTGGCCGTCCCTACTGCGCGGCTAGGAGCCGCCTTTCGGCACCTCCCACGGCGGCGGCCCAACGCTCAGGTCAGGCGGCGTGCCGGCCTTGCCGCCACCCGTCTTTGCCGACTTGCCGCCCTTGGAGCTGTCGCCCCTCTTGGCCTCGATGCTGGTGGTGTAGGAGCTGGAGCCGGAAAACTTGTGCTCGACGGTCTCGATCGACCATTTGCCATCGGCATCCTTGTCGCAGCCGACTAGCTGCAGCTCGGCATCAGCCTGGGCGTCTGGCCGTCCCCAGAGCGGCAGGGAAAGCGTCTCTTCCTCGCGCTCCAGACCTTCCTTGCGGCCCTTGACCGCCTCGCGTGCCTCGTCCTCGTCCTGAAACGGTTCGGTGATCTCGGCCGCCAGGTCGCCGTCGCCTTCCTCCACCATCTTGCGGATGGCTTGGTCCTGGTCGTGCCAGTAGGCGCGAACGCGGCCATAGGCGGCGCGGGCGGTACCGCGAAAGGTTGCGGCGTCGGCGAGATCGTCGGGACCGATTGTCACCACAGTGAGCGGCGTCCCGCCGATCGACGCGGCATCGCCCTTTCGAGCAAAGACCAGCCGGCCGTCCTTGGCCGACGCGACCGCATTGAACCGCCCGCCTAGCCACGTCAGTAGGTTGCCGTCGCTTTCGCCGAGCTGAGCGCGGTACGGCACTTTGATCTTGGCCAGCTTCGAGCTGATCGCCGGCTGAAGGCCATTGTCGGCCGCGATCTGCTCGACGATCTCTCCGACCGTCATGCCGTCAAATGCCCGGTTCTTCCTCACCTTCATGCTGTCGCCGACCTTGGCGGCGCGGGCGATGATGGTGAGCGTGCGTTTCAGGAAGGTCTTTTCGGCGTCTTCGACTTCGTAGGTACCGAGGCGGATAGCACCGCCCGTTTCCTTGAAGCCGCCGCCGAACACGACGATGGCCTTCTTCCTCGGCCGAGCGATGACATCGCCGGCATTGTCGAGCGTGACCGTCAGCCCATCACTGTCCAATCCTGTGCCATCGGTAACGGTGGCCTCTATCAGCAGCGGTCTCAGCAGACTGGAGATGTCGCGGCCGTCGACCGAGCAGAACACGACAGGCGTAAAGCCAGTGCGGCCACGCCGCAGGATCTCGGGATTGATGTAGGCCATCAGTCGAACAGCCGCAGGATTACCTGCGGTCCTCTGGCGCTGGCCGACTGGAGTTCGGGCAATGCGATTGAGAGCCCGGCCGGCAGCATCGGGGGATATGAGCCAATCCATGGATTGGCCTCGAGCAGTGCGACCAAGGCTTCAGGCCGGCCCGGATATTCCTGGGCGGCGATCTCATCCAACATCTCGCCCTGGGCGGTGGTTCGCGTTCTCATCGCGTCACCTGAAATAGCCGAGGACGCCGGTGCCGGGACCATCCGAACCAAAGCGCAGAAGCGACAGGATGACAGCAGCTCGACCGGGCCGGCCGGTGCGGCGGAGGAAGGTGTGATCCTCCTCGATGCCGACGATGGAGTACCAGCCGATCATGCGAAAATCGCCACGGATCAGCGGGAGCGGCTGGCCGGCATCGCCGATCGCCCGAAGGCGGTCCACGGAAGCCTCGTCGTGGCCAGTGATCCGGCCCGGAAACAATGTCGCCTCGAGCGTCATCTCGCCGGTGCCTCGGCCGAGGAACTGCAGCGCCGCTTCGCCGGACAGGCGGGGCGTCTCTTCCCAGCGCCAGGCGTCAGCGCGGGTGAGCGCATGTGGAGCCACGGTGCGGAGTTCGAAAGTGAAGGATCCGAGCTGAAACAGCGCCATCAGCTGAGCCCCACATCGCCCAGGACACCGTCCAGCTTGCGCCGGATAGCATCGCCCGCGTGGTCGGCCGCCGCTCGCGGATCCGAGACGCCGTTGATGGTCATGCCGCCAAGGTTGAGCGTGAGAGACCGGGTGCCGCCCGATCCAGCAGCTTGATTGCCCGACGCAACTGCTCCGCTTTCCTTCATGATGCCGGACGCCACGCGACTTGCGGCCCTGGCTGGCGCATTCCTGTCCATGCCGCCGGCAAGTTGCGCCGAGATCTTGCGGCCCATCGATGGCAGCTTGCGAAGCGGCCCGACCTTGGCTGGCGACTGCGGAAAGTGACCGGCGACACTCGAAGCGACGGCATTGGCCGCAGCTGCTGCGTCTGGGGCAGAGGCGCGCAAGCCGGCCGCGAACTGGTTGCCGGCCTTCAGACCGGCCGCGTAAGTGTCCATGCCGGCGAGGATGCTCTCGATTGCGCCGGCCGTGCTTTTCGCCGCTGCTTCGGCCTTCCGGCCGCTATCCTGCATCGCCTTTTCGATGTCGGGCCTAGGTGTCGGGATCGGGACTTGAGGCCGAGGCGTCGGGATTGGAATGCCGTTAGACGCCAGTGGTTCGTCGCGCCGACGCGAAGTCGGCTCTGGAATGTTGCGGGGCCGAGGACGGTCGAAGTCGAGTGGTCTGCCGGCGAGGTCCCTGATCTGGCCGTCTTCCAGTCGCAACCGACGAACACGCTCGACCTCCGCTTCTGCTTCCGCTTTGCTTGGGGCCGACGCGATGTCCGCATCGCTTTGGGCGCGTGTCCGACCGTACTCCTCGTAGGCGTCGCGGATGCGCAGCGGATAGGTCTCTTCCGAGGGCGTCAAACCGAATGTCGTTTCCAGCCAGTGGTTCCATCGCTGGCTGCGCTTCGCGCCGCTATTGAGCCAGTCTTCCGGACTGTTGAACAGGTCAATCGCCTGGTTGGCGTTCATCCTGCCCTTGCCCTCCATGGCGTCGGACAACTCATTCATGGCGGCCGTGACCGGAGGCAACAGTACTTCGGCCAAGCTCTTGGCCTTGGTTGAAACGTTTGCCGCGAAACGATCCCAGGCGGCCGACGCATTGTCGGTCGCCACAGCGTAGTCGTTCATGACCGTGCCGCCAGAATTCTCCATATCCTTGATCAGCTTCAGTACGAAATCCATGTCGCCCAGGATGGCGGCGATCGCGGCCGCCGCCTGACGATCAGGAACCAGCTTGGCAATCTTGAACGGGTCGCCCTTGGTTGCCTTGGCGATCTTTTGGAGAATGGCAAATGCCGGGCTAAGGCCCTTCTTTTGCGCATCCTTCATGGTCTGCTCGACGTTGATGCCGATCTTGCCTGCGTTCTCGACGAAGTCGGTCGAGGTGAATTTGTCGAGCATGTTTTCGAAGTTGGTTGCCGCCTCGTCGGAGCTGCCGACTGTCTTGCGGATGGCCTGCGCCATCGCGACCGTATTGCGGACACCGCTTTCGCCAATCTCGCCAAGCTTGCTCATCTTCGCCAGCAGCGACGGCAAGCTGCTGGCCATGTCCTCGACCTCGAACTGCCCGGCTTTGCCGCCAAGAGCGATCGCGTCATAAGCGGAGATCATGCTTTCGGCATTGATGCCCATATTGTTGCGAAGCGCGACCGTCGAACGCGCTGCATCCTCGGTCGAGGCCTTGGTGGCCTTGGCGAAAATGATCACGCTGTCGGTCATCGCGGCAGCGTCGGCATCGGATAGACCGCCAGCCATCAAGCTGCCGAAAACGCCATAGGATCCTTGGGTGCCGACGCCACGCCGAGCGGCAGCCAGATCCAGCGTCTTTCGGTGGATTTTCATCTGGGCTTCCGAAATGTCGCCCAGGACGCGAAGCTGGTCGCGTTCCCATTCATCGGCCGCCGCACCCTTTGCGGCCTCGGCGGCCAACACGCCGACACCGGCGCCAACGCCAAGTCCCATGCCGCCCAGAAAGGCAAGGCCGACGCCGCCAAGCCTGCTGCCTGCGGCACCCATCATGGTGCCGGAACCGAAGCCGGCCGAGCGCTGCCGGCGCGCTGCCCGTTCCGCCTTCAGGGCGGCGGAACGCTGGGCCTGCTCTAGCCGGCGCTGCTGCCGCTCCAGCGCGATCGCCTCGTTCTTCTGACGACGCATGGCTTCCGACGAGCGGAAGATCGCTTGAGTGTGTTTGGCTTCGGCGCGGGCGGCGCGCTCGGCATTGCGCGCCATACGGTCGTCGCCCCAGACATTGCCCCTGCGGCTGTTGTTGCCGGCCTTTTTCCCGCTGGCTGCGAGCTTGTCGAGGGACTTCGCGGCCTTGTCGGCCTTCTCGAAACCCTTCTCGATCAGCTCGAGCGTAACCGAGGCTTTCATGTCCGACATGGTTTCAAGACCTCGTCAAGGCGGCTGCAACGAGCGTTTCCCTCTGCCTCAAACGCGCCCTGGCGGTGACCCACCAGAACGCGAGTTCGGAGAGAGGCAGGGACATCAGATCGCGGCGGGAGAACGAATAGGCGGCCGCGACTGTCTCCAAGGCGGTCAGGACAGCTGCTCTGTCCCTTCCGCCTTCGAAGGGTTTTCTTCTTCCGTCTCGCCCCCCGGCGACGGCTCGGCACCCAGCCATTGCTTGCGCCACCAGGCCTCGACCTGGACGATGTCGACAGGCTTCAGCTTCCGGATGATGACGAAAGGCAGGTCCGCACACTTGGCCGCGACACGGAGCTGCATCTCAGTCTGGCTTGAGTTGTCCGGCATTTCCCGGCCGGCGTCACAGACGTCGCCGGCCTCGATGTCGCGAAGGGACAGGCTGTCCCAACGCTGCTCGGAGCCGCCCTGCTGGGCGGCCGGTATAACGATGGGGCGCTTCAGTGGGATCGAGGTCATGGTCTACCTCCCGATCGCGCGGCGGGCATCGGCCAGCACGTCAGTGCCGTTGAAGCGCATGATCATGCCCTCGGGGTCGATATGGTACTCTTCGATGCCGTTGACGAAGCGCCGGTAGGTGTGAACGAACAGCGGAAGCTTGACACCTTCGAGGTTCTTGCGACCCCACTCACCGAACTCGAGGTCCATCGTGGCGCGCATATGGATGACGACACTGTCCGAACCCTGCTCGCGTGTGTCGAACAGCTCGCGGCGGAACTGGAAGGCCTGCGGCACGCCCGGCGCAATGCCGAAGATGCCGATCGCATCGCGGTCATAGTTGTAGAGTGTAAGCTCCGCCTTGAGCGCTTCGAGGATCAGCGGCACCTCGACCTCGCCGACCATGCCGCCGCCGGCATAACCTTCGCGGACCCACTTCAGGTCGGGCTCCTTCACCGAAGCGGTTTCGGCAAACTTGCCCTTGCCGTCGATGAAGGCGGAAAAATAGCGGCCTGTCTGCTTCATGGAAGGCTCCTTACGCCTGGGCCGCGAGGTCGCGGACGATGTCTTCGACCAGCACGTCGAAATATTTCTTGTTGCGGCGCGAACCGACGGTCAGGCCATGGATCGGCGGGGTTTCCTCGGCGTCGAACTCGATGCGCAGCTGTCCCCGGCGAAGCTGCCCGTTTGAGTTCTCGGTCGGCAGGAAGAAGCTGCGGCCGCCGATGATGGCACCAGCGGTCACCATGTCCTTCAGCTTCTCGTCGAGCGATACGATGGCCTCGACCACGGCCGGCGCGGTCATGGGGGCGTCGATGATCGGCGCGAAGTCCTTGGCCACCATCTCTTCGATGGCAAAGCGCGTGCGGACCACGTTGGAGAACATCCAGTCGTCGTCGTTGGATGCTGACAAGCCGCCCCAGAAACGCCAGCCGCCGTCGCGGACGATCGTGTTGATGCGGTTCTCGTTGAGCAGATGGCTCTCGGTGTCCGGATCGGTGTAGTCGAAGGTGATCGGGCGCTCGGCGCCGACGATGCCGCCGATGACCGAGTTGGACCAGGACACCCAGAAACCGGCCGGCTTCTTGGCGTTCGGATCACCATCACGGATGATCTTGCAGCCGAGGCCGGCGACATAAGGCTCGGCCGGCCGAGCCACGGGCAAGCCGGTGGTGCCCGAGACCAGGACACGCGGATCGATGATGTCGACGGCGAGCGAGCTGATGTCGGCGCGGTAGGCGAGCGCGGCTTCCTTGGTGGTCGACCCGGTGCCGGCCAGCATGCGCGCGCGCTGGCGCTCGAGGAACGGAACGAGCGCCGCAACGACAGGGTTCGCGGCATCGCCGGGCCGCTGGCCGGTATAGCCCGGCGCCATGTAGATCTTGGGCTTGAAGCCCAGCTCGGAGGCAACGCCCTTGAAGGCGTGGATGCCGGTCATGGAACCGGCCGAGCCCACCACCTTCGCCAGGGTCGCCTCGATATTGGCACCCTCCTCGACACGCACGATCGCCGTCTTCGGCAGGAAGCGGCCGCCCGAGGCGGTGATAACGCCGTTCAACGCATCCTTGAGCGTACCGGTGGCGCCGAGCGCCTCGATCTGGGCGGGGTCGCCCGTCATGCCAACAGGCTGATCATAAGGAAACTTGACGTTGTCGCCGGCAGGCGCCGTTCCGATGATGGCAAGCGGCGTCTGGTCGAAGATCTCGAAAGAGACCGTGCCTTCAGGAACGCGGGTGACGCGTGTGCCGTGCTGATAGGTGAGTTCGGGCATGTGGCTGGCCTCTGGAAACGCTGAAGGGACTGAAGCGTCCCGGTTTCTTCGAGGCGTAAGGGGTACGGCAGAAACAAATAAGGGGGCAGTTTTGCCCCCTCAGTCGCCCGTTGCTGCGATGCCAATGAGGTATCACGACTGGCTAAAGCCGACAAGTCAGGTGCCCCATTGCACTGTGGGCCAGTCGATGCTTAAGAACGCGATGGTTGCGGGGGCAAGTATTTTGACAGCACAGGTGTTTCAGCAGGTTGTCAGCCTTGGGCCAAATTGCCGAGCCAAATACCAAATTCAGCGCGTTTTTGGAAAGCACATTGCCAAGCGCGGCGTATTCGACTGGCAGACGACACCGCATCCTGCTTTCTCACTGTATCTCGGGCGCGACTTTCGCGGGATGTTCGAGCGATCCGACCTGACTGTTGTCGGCGGCGTAGTGAAGAACACCCGATATGGAACCAGCCACCCTCACGAGTTTCCTCTGACCATAGCCGAAGGGCAGATCGATGAGTTCTATGGCGAAGCTCGCCGGCGCCATGACCGTCTTTGCGCGACGACCAAGGCTGCCTTGGGGAATGGGCTTTCCACTCTGTTTGTGTTGGGCGCCGGCGTCCCCGAAAGCACTATCGCGGCCATACGCAGGCACCTCGCCTTGGCAGCGCCGAACAAACGCTATTTGATTCTCGAGACGCCTAACGACGACGAGCCGGATTGGCGCGGAACGGCGTCGATTTGGGATGCGCATCTAGCAGCCTTTCGAGTTGGCCCCCCGCTCCAAGCGAGGGCTGCGTATCAACTCTACCGGGTGGGCCGAAATCTCCGCCATCTTCTCCCGAAAGCCTTCCGGCGCAAGCCGAACGGCATCCTTTAGCCTACAGCTTGGAGGCGTCCTTCCAAGCTTGGTCAGCCCGCGTTGGTGTCCAGGCGAATAGCTGTCGGATCATCTCTGCGACGGGGTGAGATCGACGAAAAATCGTGGCGCCAGAGACAAGCATTTTTGCGGGGAATTGCTGCTCTGCCGGCAACTGGTCGATGAGCGCTTGCATGGCGGCCGGAATTGTCCCGGTCTGCACAGCCGCCAACGCTTCCGCCTCCGTGATCAGTTGTTCGTTTGCCAGATATTGGAAGAACTGTCGGTCGCTGATATCTTCGGGCGTCGGCTCGACGTAGTCGGCGAGCGTGTGAGCATATCGAGGCTGTCCCTCGATCAACTGGATTTCGGTGCTAACGACGATCTTTCCTTCTGGCACCGCAACTGCAGCTTCGATAGTCGCGAGGGAATATCCGTCAATGCTCGACCACCCGTCATAGGCGGGGCTGACGGAGCGATTACCAGGCAAGTCGAACCACGACTGTTCAGCGACAGCCTGTATGACTTGCCCACCTTTCAACAAAGCGAGCATTGCAAAACTCCTCTAGGTGAGACTGATCGCGCATGAGCCCAACGTTGTGCTGGTCCCAGTGTCGCCGACATCAACAATCTGACTAGGCGGGTTCCTCTCGTAATAGGAAATTCCGAGCCGATACTGATAGGCATTGTTCCCAATGATCACCGTTCGGTCGATCTGGAATGCCGGCGTCTGCACCTGCCAGCCCGCCACCGTCTCCATATAGGAGCAGCAGAACATCAGTGTCTTGCCTGTCAGACCTGTGGTGTTTACCGTTTGGCTCGCAGGATCGCCGCCGCTGTCAGCCGTGTTCGGCCCGGCACCAATGGCCGCTCCAGAGAAATCCTTCCGAAAGATCAGCAGAGCGCCGGCGTTGTACTGGCCGCTTTCACAGTTGAAGGTTGGGCCGATATCAGCGGCGGTCAGGATTTTGAAATACATGCTGTCTCGGGACGGCAGCGCTCCTCGAGTGTAGGGCCTGGACCAACCAACGGAAAAGCCGGTAGGAACCACTTGGCCCGGAGTGCTCGACTGATTGGATTTGGCTGTGAGGACGATGGCCAAATCGCCCTTTCGTGCCGTTGCCGGAATGACGAAGGTGTTTGTCGGGCCGTTTAGATTGTCGTTGGCATAGATGAACTGGAAATCATCCTCTGCCCGTACCTTCGGGATCGGAAGAGCCATCATTGCATGGCCTCCACGAATACCGAGACCGTCCCGTTCATCTTTGTGATGTGGAGGCGGAATTTGTGCCCGTTGGTCGTCGTGAAGGCATAGCCGCTGCGGATCATACCTGAGATCGTAACTGCGCCAGCGGTGGCCCCGTTGGTGACTTCTATGATCATGACGAAATCGCCTAACGCGGTAGGCGCCGCGATGACGATGGGACCATTATTGGTGATATGCCTGAAATTGCCGCCTGTAGGGCTCGGGGTGTAAGTGCCCGACGACTTGACGCCATCGTCGACAGAAGCACCCACGAAACCGCCAGACACGGTGTCCCCGGTCTTCGACACCTTCCCGTTGAGCGCGTTTTGCTGCGCGGTTGAAACGGGCTTGCCGCTGTCGGGCGTGTTGTCCACGCTGCCCAAGCCGACATCGGCTTTCACCAACGCGAGCGCGGTCTTTAGCCCAGCAGCAGTGATCACGCCGACGAGGCCAGCAACTGACATGACCTGATCGGTGTGGTCGGCCTTGTCCCATGATGCGCCGTTGGAGACGATCCAGTCGCCAACTTTCCAATCGGTCTCACCCGAGACGTTGGTCGATCCAGCGGTGGTAACCTTGTAGTAGTAGCCCTTGTTAGCCGCCGACGCGGTGGGAATGACCGGTGCATTTGCGTTGGCGTTCCACGTCCCTTGATAGGAAAGTCCGCCGAACAGAGCGGCCGGCAACTGGCTTGCTGGGATCTTGCCGTCAGCGCCGAGCGATGCATAACCGTTCGCCTGGCCTCTTTCCGACACAGACTGCTTGAGGATCAGGAACTCCTCCAGTTCCTCCATCTGCCCGGTGGCAATTGCGAGCGCTGCCTGTACCTGGGCAATGAGCGGGTTGATGATGCCATCCACTCTCTGTTGGCCGTTGGTCCGATAGTCCTCGTCCAGTGCGGCAAGCGCCGCGCGGGTTTCAGCCAGACCATCAAGCATCGTCTGCAGGACGGGAGCGATCGCGGCCTCGATGCGGTGCAGGGCAACCTCGCCATAGCGACGTTCGAACTCGTCGACCATGCCCTTGATGTTCTCGACGGCAGCAATGCGGATGTTGATGTCCGCAAGTACGCGCTTCAACTTCTTCACGAACTCGGTCGTGTCGTCGTTGAAGTCCGAATAGTCGACCTTGGCGCCGCTCGGATTAGTCATCGGCGGGACGCGCCTTGTTGCCGAGCTGCTCGAGCACCTGGTCATCGACGCGGTACATGCGGCCCGGAATGAACCGGGTGATGCCGATCGCGATGATCTCCGTCACCATGATCGCATTGAGCCCGTCCACATCCTTCTTGAAGGTCGGCTTAGCCATGATCGAAAGTCCTTTCAGGGAGCGTTTGAAGTGGGCGCCCCAGGGCAACCGGAGCGCCCTCGGGTCAGTAGGCGTTCCAGACCATCTCGTTGATCTGGAACAGGTCGCGATCGGAGACAGCGGTGCCGGTGTGCTTGATGCGGAAGTTGGACACCGGCGCGCCCAGATTGAATGTCGCTTTGCGGCGGATGCCCTGGTCGGCAACCTTGTCTTCAACCACCGACGCGGCAACGTCGCCGGCACCCGTTATCAGCTTGATCGTCGCAGTGTGGTCGGGCGCATGGAATGCGCCGAGGTAGCTGATGACGGTGATGCTGTTGGCCGGCGCCGGCAGAACGATCGACTTCGACACGCCGGTGAAACCAGCCTTTGACCGCGTTGCCCGTAGCCTGCTGTTGGTGAGCTTCAGCATCGGCTGCACATCGGCGGTGCCGTTGAAGACAGCGCGAAGCTTGACCAGGGCCGGCTTGTTGTAGAGCAGGCTTTGCGCCTGTCCGCCTGTAAGCCGCGACCAGCTTGCCTGCCCTTCAGGCTGGATTTCCCAGTCGATCGACGTGCCCTCGGGCGCGATGCTCTCATAAAGGAAGTCGAGATCCGTGATGCCACCGGCCAGCGAAACCGGTGTCAGCTCGATGACGGCGCGCGGATTGTCGAAGCGCGCATAGATGGCACGGAAGAGCAGATCGCGCGTCAGGTCGCCGGTAAACCAGCCGCCGTCCGAGGAGTAGAACAGCGAGCCGTTGAGATAGGCGTTGTTGTCGGCGAGCGCGACACGGTGACTGCCCTGCGAGATCAGCACCGTGGCGTAGCGCTTGCCGCGCTCGCGATAGATCGGCGGAACACCGAAGCGCGTCCACTGCGGATAGGGCTTCAGGTCGGCCGGCTGTTTCGTCACCGAAGCGATCACCTTGGTCACGTCGGGAGCACCGGCCGTCACCTCGCAGACGGCCATGGTCACGGCGCCATCCGCCGCGATCTGAGTGAAGGCGAAGTCGGTGCCGAGATACCAACCGCCCTGAGCATCAAGCATCGTCTGGCCGATGACGGCGCCGTTGATCGTCGTCTCGGTAGTGACGGCATCCCAGTAAGGTTCCTGCCAGCTGTCGGTCCAGAACTGGGTGACGCGAACCATCTTGTGGTTGATGACAGCGTCGGCACGATGCTCCGGCGCAACCTGCCAGGTCTCACCCGCAACCCTCAGGATGCCCGATGCCGGATCATACTGGCCCGACCGCCACCATTGGGCATTGGTGCAGACGGTCATCGACTGCCCGTAACGGATGCGCGTGCGAGTGATCGAACGCTGACGAAGCGTAACAGCCTGGCTGGCGTACTGGTTGAGCGCGATGTCGCCGGCATAGCCTTCGACACGGATCCGCACCTCCTCGGAATACTTCGGCAGCAACATGCCGGTTGCCTGGTCGACCTTCGCGGCCGGATCGAGCGGATTGAAGAGCTGCAGCGCCTGCTCGGTGATGTTCGCCCAGTTGGCGCGGATACCTTCCTCTACACGGCAGTCGCTCTGCACGTGCGTCAGATCCATCTTGTCCAAGTTGAGGTAGCGATCGGCGCCGTAGGAGACGGCGTCTTCGTCAATGCCGACCGTGTCCTTCAACAGCGCCACGTCATAGAGCAGCTGCTCGAGCGCGATCGACGAGGCCGACGCGCGCAGCTTGTCGGCAAGGGCAGCGATGTCTGTGCGAATGGTCAGCAGCATCGGCGCTGTGATCTGGCGCCACAGCTCGATCTGCTCGGTCATCAGGAAGATGTCCTGCGTCGACTTGAGGCGCGCGGTCTCGTTCATCTCGACCAGCTCGACACCAGTCGTCGACAACGTCACCGTCGCAATATGCACATAGCCGGCGTCGATCGGCGGCAGCTGCGGGTTGGCGCTCTCCTGGCCGTAGACCACATCGACGTTGGCGACGCGCGCGCGGCGCATCGGTACGTCCTGAGGCTCGACGGCGTTTGTGGTGACATCGGTTCGGAAGTTGCGGCGCTCGATGTCGGTGTCGGTTTCCGTCGCCCAGCCTATAACCGCGGCCTTTTTCTGGGCGGCCACCGGCAACTGGCCGATCATGTCGATGATGGTCGCGGCATCACGGCCGTGCACCGGACCGGACACATAGAGCAGCCCCTGGGCAACGCGGATCTCGGCCGGTCCCGTTTTCTCGGTGAGGTAGCCATAGAAGCGCTTCGACGGCCCGACCATGGCGCGGAAAGCCTCGTCGAGCGAGCTGCGGGTGAAATTCTGGATGTTGTTCACGTCGCCGTCGAGCAGCTGCTGGCGCGGGCGGATCATGACTTGGTTACGCATTGAGGCGGAACTCCTTTGAGTTGATCATTTCGCCGAATGCGAAGCTGCCGAATGACAGTCCGTCGGAGAAGCGGATGGGCCGGTGAAGGGCGGTTGAGACAAGGGTGCGGTCGGAAGTCGGATTGGCGGCGGCAGCTGCCGAGAAAAGTCGCTGGCGGTAGGCGCCGTCATCGACGAACAGAAAGTCGCCAATGAAGCTGCCAACGAATGCGGCCTGACTGTCGATCTGGAAACGCGCATCGATGTCGACCAGCATGTGGTTCGGCTCGAGCGCGAACAGATCGTCGTCGCCAAGGCAGAAGCCGCCTTCGCGCGTTCCCAGCGACCGGATGCGGTCGTAGACGCGGAAACTCTCATAGATCATCCGGTCGGCGATCGACGGCTGCAGGAAGCTCACGCCGACGATGCCGTCGCCGAGCAGAAACTCATCAACCGTGCCGGTGACGACGACGCGCTCGGCAACAGGCGAGATCAAGGTGGCGTCGATACCCTGACGTGTCTCGGCCGAACCATTGTTCATCGAGATGAACAGCACCGGGCTTGCCGGCGTCAGGTAGTCGCCGGCACAGCCTTCGCCCAGGAAGAGCCCGCCCTTGTCGATGCCAGACCCGAACAGCTTCTCGATGATCCTGGTCGAACCGCCTTCGGAGTGGACGCGGATCTCGACCAGCTCGAGCGCAAGGACTGAGCCGTTGTCATGCAGCTCGGCGCGGCGCTTTGGCCTCGGTGCGTAGGGTGCGAGGAAAACTCCGGCCTCATCCTCCTGATCGGCGCCGAAGAAAGCTTCGCCCAGGAAATCCCAGGCAACCGTGTCAGTGCCCGGCCGATCATAGATGCGGATCTCGGCGAAGCGTTCGCGCCAGCGCTTTTGCTCGGCCGCGTCAGGACCGGAGGCGAGATAGATGCCGGAGGGCGGCAGGGTGAAGTCGACAGCACGACCGCCCATGATCTCGACATAACGGTCGACGGCATAGACCGTGCCCTTGACGGCGTTGAGTTCCGGGCTCTCAGCCAGCACGCTGCGCTTTGTCGTCTCGGGCCAGCTCTCATCCCACAGCGGCACACGGAGCGCCCAGGCGAGGAACGGCAGCGCGGCGACCGGACAACGCCACGGATCCCAGATGACGCTGAGCGGATCGTCGAGTTCGTGGACGAGCGGACCGAGGCAGGCCAGCACCTTTTCGGGGATGGTGGCGTTCGGCGGCAGCAAGTGCCGATCGGGCGAGATCTCGCGCGACAGCAGATCAGCCATTCGTCCGCTCCATGGTCAGGTCGAATGTCGAAATCCGCACCCGCTTGCCGGGCGCCGGAATGACATCGGCGGTCGGGCTCGCGAGCCGAACACGCGTGACATTCGCGGCATGCAGCGCTGACGTGATCGCGGTGCGGGCAAGGATCTGACGCGGGCGCTCGACAAAGGTTTTCAACTGCCCGAACCGACGCCGGGCCTCCACCTCGATAAGGGCACCATCAGGACCATAGGGGACGTCGATGATGGCAATGACTGGCGTGTCGAGCTGCTGAACCAGGGCGACCGAAAGAATGTCCGATGTCCGGAGCTTCGGCTCCAACAAACGACGATGCACCTGGTCGACGAGGCGCGCAGCAGCGGCGGCATCGGTGCTGTCGTGGATCGTCTGGATGGCGACGCTGGCGTGGCCGGGTGCAGGAAACCAGACGTCGGCATCGACGATCGCCACCGGGTCGACGGTCAGCGCATGGTAGAGGTAGGCGCCAAGCGAACCCGCGCTTGAGTAGGCTTCGGGCGCGAGCTGGATGCGGCGGCGCAAGCTGTCATCGGCTTCGCCAGCAGCGCGCCTGACACCTGCGAAGGCATAGTAGGTGGCGGCGATGTGATCGAGATCAGCACCCTTGGCATAGGCGAGCAAGATCCGGCGCGCATCTTCGTTGTGGCGCACCTGCTCGAGCATGAGCCGATCGGCCCAGCTCTGGCAGCACTTCACGAACGGGTCGCTTTCGAAGACGCCGCGCCACTCGGGCATGTCCGCCTTCAGCTTGTCGATGAACGCCGCAATTTCCGGCTCCGGATCCAGCGGCCGGATCAGCGATGGAGCGGGCATCGTCGACAGGTCGATCACGCTCATCATGAGGACACTCCGGTGTAGAAGCGGCGATCGACGATCTGTTCGGTTCCGTCGACCAGGTAGTCGAAGACAAACGACAGACCATAATTGCCCTTGGCATCGGCGCTGACCTCGCGCGCCTGGCGGAAGCGTACGACCGCGTCACCCGTCTCGAGGTCGCGGATCTGATCGGCCGCGACCGCTACTTCGGCGCAGAGCTGCAGAACTGTAGCCGCGTTGCCCGGCGCATCAATGAAGGCCGGGACGTCTGACCCGTAGCCGCGCCGCAAAGCCCGCGTTCCCTTGCGGGTACCGAGCAGATCATCGAGCAGGCCCTCGACGTAGGGCCAGCCTTCGACGATCCGGAAGGTTTCGCGGTCGATGCCACGGGGCACACGCATGATTAGCGCTCTCCGCCCTTGCGCTTGCCGGCAGGCTCTTCGGCCGATGCTTCCTTCAGCACGCCGTCGAGTACGTGGTAGCGCGCCACCTCCTCGAGCAGCTCGACGGTGCTGCCGATCGGCATGGGACGAAAGGCCGGATAGTGGCCGGTGACCTCGTAGGTTTTCTTCATCGTACGATCCTTACTTTGCTGGAGAGTGCGCCAACGAGTTCATGGCCCTTGTCGTCGATCGAGCCGCGCAGGCCGGCGTCTTCGCCACCTTCGCCGCCGAGATCGACGTCGCCGTTGAGCAGGCTGTTACCGTTGACCTTCAGATTGCCGGTGATCTCGATGCCGTCTGCCGTCTGCAGGAAAGTGCAGCCGCCGACCTTCTGCATGAACTCGCCGGCCTTGTTGTGCGGTGCCGGGTTGTCGGTCGAAAAGCCGCCCGCTGTCGCCCAGGAGCGCGTGCCGATCTCGCCGGCCGGCGACGTGACTGTCACCTGTTCGCCGATCGCTGGCTTGCCATAGGTCGAGACGGAGCCGGCGCGTTCACGCCAGCGGATCCACGGCGTCTCAACCACCGAACCTTCGGGGCCGATATCGATCTTGATCAGGTTCGGATCATCGGCATGGTGCTGAGTGACCTTGCCGGTGCGCTCCTGATTTTCGAGGCGACGGCGAACTTCGCGGGTTTCCAGCGCGAGGCGGGCGAACTGGCGCTCGAGCGTCATGGTGCCTCCTCGACCGGGAAGTACTGATCGATGCCGAGGATCTCGACCGTGCCTTGCGCTTCGAGTTCAGACAAGCTGATGCCGACGACGATCGGAACGGTGAACAGGCAACCCCAAAGGGCGACGCCTTCCTTCTCCAGCTCGGCGGCCGGCGCCGGCTCGATGGTGAGCGCTTCGGGCAGGCCGACGCCGCGAATGCGCGGGGAAGTCTCGGCGCCGTCGGCATCGGTGATGGCGCCGCCGGGGCACCAGCCGGCAATTGTCGGGCTCAAGGCCATTGCCAGGGCCAAGGCCATATCGGTGCTTTCGACCAGATCGCCCGATCGGACCAGGACAACGGCGGCGAAGCGCGGGAACAGCTTCAGCTCGCCACTGGGTAGCAGCTCTGTCTTGACCGAGCCGAAGATGCCGACGCGGCAGGCCGGAGAGAACGCGGTGATGTTGCGCACTTCTTGTGGCGTAAGGCGACCATAGTGCAGGTCGACATCAACGAATTCGGGATGCCGGGCTTTGACCAGGTCGCGAAGGCGGGCGCGGATGGGGGCGAGCATGGTCACTGAAGCGACCTCACCAGGAAGTCCTCGGCAAACAACTCGATCTCCTGGGCGTTGGCGGCCGAGATCCCGACATAGGGCCGCGCAGGCATTACGACTTCGTCGGTCATGACGAAGTTGCCGCCCACGAAGAAGGCGAGTTTTTCCGCGTTGACCGGTCGGATGGTCCCGCCGCCCTGGTGGATGCCGGCATAGACGAGGCCGGAGCCGACCTCGACGGAAGTGCCGCCGACGACATGGTGGATGCTGTCGTCAAGCGCGCCCGAGGCGAACAGGATCGACGTACCGGCAGCGTTGGGTTTCCAGGCGGAACCATCGGGCGCCGTCTTTTCGGAGCGGATCCGGCGCTGTGTCTGGCTGACGACCAGCGCGCCCAGCTCGTCAAGGAAGCCGGCCGAATTGAACTCGGCCATGGCGCCGACCTTGGCGGCAGCGATCTCGACGCCTTCGACGACAATGCGGAAGCTCATCAGAGGATCTCCGTATCGCGCTTGAACAGCCGCTGCGGTGCTATCACCATGACGCCCTTGGAACCGGTCGCGCCGGTCTCGGGATCTGTGGCACCGGCGCCGATCGGCGTGGCACCTGCCAACGTCACCTCACCCTTGGCGATGTCCTTGAACAGCTTGATCGCGTCGTCGTAGCGCTTGCGGAATTCATCGGTGCCGATCATGGCGTCGGGCACCAGGCGGTAGACGGCGACATCAATGACGGCCTCGACCAGATAGTCGGGCGGCGATGCCAGCGGCACGGCATACTTCTTGTCGATATAGGCGTCGGCCAGGGACGAGGCGCGGGCCAACGCCGCGTTTAACACCGCGTCATCGCGCTGGCCCATCTTGTTCTTGTCCGAGAGCTTGCGGATCAGCTCGGCCCCGCGCGCGCTCTCCATATCCGCAATTGTCGCATAGGCCATGCCGGCTCTCCCTTGGTGCCGGGTGCGCCTCCAGTGGACGCACCCGGCTAACGGTCGCTCTCGGGGGGATTGGTTCGCGCGGGCAGCCGCGCCGTTTCGTCAGTCCATCGGCGGCGTGATCTTCAGCACCGGATCCAGCGCGATCGCCTTCCACTCGGCCTCGGTGAATTCGGACTCTGCCACTTCCACGGCAACGCCCTTCGGGAAACGCCGGCCGGCGCGGCGGCGGTTTTCCGAAGCCGTGATGGTGACGGTCGGTCCCTTGCGCTCGACCTCGTTTTCGTTGGTCTCGGATGTCTTGGCGTTCTTCATGTCCGTCTCCTGCCGGGGTTCATGGAAACCGCCTTCAAGCGGCTTTCAAAAACCCCGCTGGATCGCTCCAGCGGGATCCTTTGACGGCTGATCAGGCCAGCCAGGGCGAGGCCAGAATTTCGGCCTTCTTGTAGTTCGGGTTGTCCTGGCCGTTGGCGAGGCGCTGAACCGACAGGATCTCGTCGGCCTTGGTTTCGAGGCTCGGCGGCACGACCAGGAGATCCGGAACGATGCCGAGCGGACGGCCGCCGTCACCCTTGAGGCTCATCATGGCGGTACGCGCAGCTTCGAAGTTGGCGCGGGTCAGGTCGGCCTTGGAGCCGAACGCCATCTGCCAGAAGGCATAGCCGGCAGCACCACGGGAACGCGTGCCATAGGTGAACCTGTCGCGCTCGAAGACGCTCTCCGAGGACGCCGGGTCGTCATGAATGGTCAGCTCGGCCTTGACGCGATCCTGATAGATGAGCGGCTTTACCGGGCGCTTGGTGCAGAGCAGATACCAAGCAGGGCCGCTGCCGGCCTGCATGTTGGAGACGCTCGTCTCAGCGCCGTCGACCATTACCGGATGGTCGGTGTCGAAGAAGTTCTGGCCGTCGAAGCACTTGGCGTTGAAACCCTGGGGCAAAGCCTCGACGAAAACCAGTTCCTCCGGATGCTGGGCAGCAGCCTCCGCCATCATGCCGATGGCGGGCGTGTAGATGCCATACTGATCGTCTTCGATCGACGTGCGCGGCACTTCAACGGTGTCTTCGAACAGGCGGTTCTTGAGCGTGTAAGCTTCGCTCTCGAGGTTCTTGCGGTGACGATCGCCGATCCATTCACGCATGCCGGCGATCTGGGCAAGCCAGGCATAGGTTTCGATCGCGGTGCTTGACGGCACCACCGTGGCGATGCGGGGATAGTTGAGCGCCACGCCAGCGAAAGCGTTGCGAAAGGTCGTCTTGAACCCGGTGTTCAGGTTCGAAAGGTTGGTGCGGTTGATGATCATGAGATCGGTTCCCTGGTAGTTTGCGCGATGGGCGGAAGCGGCCGGCTAGTCGAAAGTCACCCAGACGCCGCCGTCATCCACGTCGAAGCATTTGCCCGCGACAGAACGCGTGTTGGCGCCGTTGGTCGCAGCGACGGTCTCGTCGTCGACGATGAACACATCCTTGCCGATGGAAGCGTCGGTGACCGGGTCGGTGGCCGAGTTGGCGAACTGGAAGCAGCCGGCCTCGACGAGGACCAGAGCGGCGCCGTTCGCGCCACCAGTGTTGTCGATGGTCTCGGAAGCGCGGCCGAGGCCGACGAGATTGAGCGCGGTGCGGCCAGGAGCGGCCAAGCCCGCGTCATTGACGACAAGCGAGCCGGCATGAACGATGACGTTGGCCTTGATGCCCAAGGGGCGAACGTGCGGCTGGCGGGCCTTGGTGTTGCGGGCGGAAGCGAGCATGTGGATGGTCTCCGTTGAGGGGACCGGCGCCGCGCGCCGGCCGGTCTGGTCAGGCGTCGACGTTCTTCAGGAAGTCTTCTTCCGTCAGGCCAAGGCGCCGGCACATTTCCTTCTGGGCTTCGTCGAGCTGGCCCGTCTTTTTGCCGGGCTCCTTGCGCGTCGTGTCATTCTCGCCGGGTGTCAGCGTCGCCGTCAGCTTCGACAGGCGTTCCTGGTACTTGGTCGCGCCGAGGGCGCGGCAAAGCTCCAGCTCGCTGTCACGGATCGCCGGAATGACCTTGCCTGCGGAAATCGCGCCGTCGACCAGGGCAACAACTTCCTTCTCGGTGTCGGCGTCCTTCAGCGTCTTGTTCTCGGCGCGCAGCTGCGAGCAGGTTGCAATCAGTGCATCGTGTTCGGTGCGCAGCACGTAAGTCGTCGCATCCGGCTTGTCGGCCTTGGCACGCAGCTGTTCCTTCTCCGCGTGCTGCACGGCGATGGCGCCGAGGATCTCGGCTTCGGTTGCGGTGTCGGCGAGATTGAGCGCCTTGGCGATTGCTTTCAGCATTGCAGCTTCCTCTGGGGTTTCGGGCGCATCACGCCGGTTCAGGGATTTGATGTAGAGGGCGGGGTCGTTGGTGAGCGCGACCGAAGAAATGCGCAGCACAGTGCGCGAGCCCGGCTCGAGGTGAACGACCGGGGAGATGTACCGGTAGGCACGGCTCTCGACAGCGGCGCGGCCATCATCCGTCCAGGCGACCTTGCCGAGGATCTCGCCGGCTTCCACCTTCAGCTCGGCAATCCAACCGACTGCAGGCGCGGACAGTCCCTCGGGTGCCCGCACTTCGGTGGCGTGCTCGTAGTCGAGCGGAATATCGCGCTGGTCGGCGGCGAAGCTGGCGAGGATGGTATCGGGAGAGACGTTGCGCAGGACACGACCGTCGCGGGTCGTGATGTCGCCAGCCGGCAGCAGCAAAATCCACTCGGGCGCTGATGTGGCAGCGGCACCGAGAGCGGTCAGGGCAAGGCGAACGGCGTTGGTCATGCCGCCACCTAACAGGCTGGCAGCAGGCAAGTTGCGGGGCCAGATTTGCCCTGTCGGCTGATTTTCAGGCGGGGGAAAGTTGCTGGCGCGAAGCGACCGGCAACGGCATCAAACTAACCGTGCCGGCCATCATCGGCAAGTGCCGTCCTAGAAAGGAGAGCAGCTTCGATTTTGAAGCCGATTTGAAGCCTCAGGAAGCGTTTTGTGGGCTCGCTGCGCCGTGTGCTCGGCTGATAGGCCCTTCGCGCGTTCTCGGGCCGTCTATGGCCTCACTGGAAATCGCGTGAGATCTCGCGCCGGTAGACCATCATAAACAGGTTCGCCGCCTGCGCCTTTGCGGTAGCGAGCTGAGTGCCGGTCAGGTCGCGCATGCAAAAGCGTTGAAAGTTGGACTGATCGCTGTCGTCAAGCTCGGCACTGCCAGACGCGAGGATCACAATGCGCCAGGCGCAGCCCACTGTTTCGTTGGGAACGATAGCCCCGTCGCAGCCGCTGCTCAGGCAATAGGCGAGATTGCGCTGATCACCATAGTCCTTCTTGTACGCACCCTTCATGGCGATCAGTGTCGATGTTTTGCTAATCAGACAGGTGTCCGTGTCGCAGACACCGAGCCGGACGGAAAACCCGTCCTTCATCGTCGTATCCCTATGTTTGGCTATGTACTCCAAGGCCGCTTCGCGACTGTCGATCATGCTGGTGTCACTGGTGGCCATGGCCGTGATGGGAAGCATCGACATTAAAGCAGCGGCGAAAATACGCATATTTGGAAATCCCCCTGAGATGCTCCGCACAATATTGACCGAGCCCCGAAACTCAATGCGAGTTTGCACATGTGCTATGGCTGGTCTATATTCTGGGTGCGCTCCGATCAGTGTGCCGGCGAATATCGCCGTGGGAGGGATCACGTCCTCCGGGCGCTTTTACTTCTCCATCCGTTGCTCGACACGACGCACCTCTTCGAGGCGGGTTTCGCTTGACGAGTGGAAGGTGACGACGCGGGCGAAACCGGCGCCTGCCTTCTTGACCGCCGCGACCCACCAGAGACCGTCGATCCGTTTCCAGAACTGCACTGACCCGTTCGGACGCCGGACAGTATCGCCATCGTCGAGTAGCTCCTGGATCAAGCGAAAGCGATCGGGCGTCGTGTGCCGATGCTTGTTGACCTTCACACGCATGGTGTCGTTGGAGATAGAAACGATCGACCCCTCCGCGTCGAACATCCTGGTGACATGCGGTGCATGCGCGACAGGCATCTGCACTCGCTCCGGCATAGCCGCGTAGGCTTCGGGCGTTCGGCTCTCCCACAGATCGGCGATGATCGCCTTCGCCCTGGCGGGCTCAGCCTGCTCGATCCGATCGCCCAGGCCACGCATCAAGGTGCGGGCGCGTGCCTTGCCGGGATTGGTGTGCCAACCGGGATCTACACCAACGGGAACGCGCGTGACCTCACCCGTGCGCTTGTTGCGAAAATCCTGCCACTCGATCGCAGGGTCGGGGCTGACGCCGCCCAGTGCCTCGCATTCAAACCGCGTGATCTGCCTAAGCCGGCATTTGCAGCCCCAACCATTCGGGCAGAAGTGCGTGTCCCAGAACACATGATCGACAGGCAGTCGCGTGCCAGCAAGGGCGACGTGATGCGGGCGATGGTTCTCGCTCGGCCCCAGCTCGTAGATGAAATACGGCAACCCGCCCTTAGTCCGCTGCGCTCGCTCCCACTGGCCAGCGGCATATGCCGAGCGGGTGTTCGCCCAATAGATGGTCTGAAGGCGACGCGGGCTTCCAAGCTGGGCGTTGATGATCTCGCCGGTCTTGGGGTCGGCCATTTCCTTCTTGCCCCACCAGCCGAGAGCTTGCAGGCGCGGTGTCAGTTGCAGCGCGAACTGCTCGAAAGGAACACCCTGCCGCACGGCATTGTCCGTGGCGTCGCGGAGTGTCGACAAGACATCCTGTTCCATCGCCTTGGCGACGGTGAAGTTGTAGGCATGCTCTTCGCCCCAGGTATCCTGCCAATGGAACGACTGCTTGAAGCCCTTGCCTTCGAGATAGGCGACTGCCTCTGGCGGTGGGCCTCCACGGCGGAACTCACCGGCCATCGTTGCCACTGCCCTCGATGCGGGCAACGAACGTGGCAGCGGTCAGTCGATCGATCAGCGGCTGGAGATCCGCACTGCCGGTAAGCTCGCCCAGACGCTGCTGAAAATCCGCGAACGTCAAAGACCCTTGGAGTGCCGTTTGAATGGCCTTCAAGAATGGGTCCATCTGCACTTCCCATTCGCTCGCCATCTCAGCCGCCAAGCCGGTCAGCGGATCCTCGAGCAGCGAAAGGGCCAGCGTGTCGCGCTCGCGCAGTCGACGGAGTTGATCGGCGACCGCGCCCGAACCGGGAGGCGCGATCGGCGCCGGGGCACGCTTTAGAACTTTCTCGCCGGCTTGTGCTTCGCGCCAGCCAAGCTTCGCCAGCACGGGTGCCTGGGGCACTTCACCGCCCATGTTGACGAACCTCTCAGTGGCCTCCATCAGCAGCTTCAGATCCTCGGGATCGTCGACCGGGAACGTGACTTGCGGGAAACCGTTCTTGGGAACGCCTTTGTTGAAGACGATGTACGGATTGATCAGGTCGCGCTGGACGGTAGCGGCAAGGTCGTCGCCATCGGCCCGAAGGATCAGCAGGCGGATATCGTCGTGAACCTCAGCCTGGGATTTGCTCGAGCCGTCCGCCGAGGTCATGGTCTGGCCGATGATCAGCTTGGCGAACTGTTCGTCGAGATAGCTGGCCATGCCTTTAAAGGCGTTCTCGCCGCCGGCCGATGCCTTTGTCTCGATGAATTCGAGCAGCATGCTTTCGGGAATGATGCAGCCGCCATCCGCCGCGACGTTGGCGACCGCCCGGAGCAATGCCCGCTTGTCGGCATCCGTTGCGCCTGGTCCGTATTTGCCGACGCGGAACGGCATGCCGTAAACTTCGAGGAACGCCATCCAGTCCTTCAGCGAAAAGGACTTCAACATGAAGATCCACATCGCTGTACGCGCCAGCCCCTGGCGGATCGGCGTACCCGACTTGAGGACCGGCGTGTGGACGATGTACTTGCCCTGCATCAGGGCAATGCCATCGGGGTTGCCGTCCTCGCGCAACCGCAGCTCGCGGGCGGTGATACGGTCGAACTGGAAATGGCGCTGATCGCGCGGTAGGATCCGCGACGGGTACCAGGCGATACCGGTCATGCTCCACACAATTTCGCCCACGGCGAAGCCTTTGGCGATGCCATCGGCGAGATGCATGATGATGTTGCGGAAGCCGGTGTTGTCGACCAGCTTGCGCACTTCCTCCGCAAGGGCTTCGTCTTCGGGATCTTCGCTTGCGGCGGTGACCACTGGCTTGATGTTTCGGATCGCCAGTTTCCTCTGGCTAAGGGCCATGCGGTACTGCGGTTCGCGCTCCTCCATCTCCTCGGCGAGCGTTAGATATTCGGTGAGGTCAGCGCCGGGCTCGCCGCTATCGCGCAGGATGCGGGCAAGCTTGGTCGGTGTTAGTCCGGAGGCAACGCCTTCATGCCAGATCGACCGCACGCCGGTCATGGTCGGCGCGCTCTGCTCCTCGACCAATTCTGCCTTCGTGGCGCGATCGAGCGACGGCAGATCTTCATGCTGGCCGACGGTCGGTGCCTTACCGCTTAGCAACTCACGCGCCTGCCGGAACAGCTTGAGAACTTCCATGATGCGCTCCTACCAAAGCCCGCCGCGACCGAAGGCGGAAAAGTCATCCAGCCCGCTGCGGGCATGAAGGTCATCGTCCCGAAGCGCACTGATCGGCGTGTAATCAAACTCCTGCCACCGCATGCGGCTGGCGAAATGAGCCAGCGCCAGCGCAATCGCATAGTCGCCGTGCCGCTTCTTGCCCGTCTCGCCGGTACGCACCGCAGGCACCATGGGGATGCCACGGATCACTTTGACCAGGCGCAGATCCGCAAGGTGGTTCTCGTCCTTGGAGATCGCGATCGCGTCGTCTTCGAATGCCGCCTTCAACGGCGGCATGTTGATGCGATACCACTCTTGCGAAAACTTGATCGCCCAGACCAACCCGCCGCTGCTGTCGTTCTCGCGCAAGCCGAAAATGCGGCCCATATCCTCGGCCACCGTCCAGCCCATGCCGGTGGCGTCAAAGGCCGCACCAACCAATCGTGGAGCCGCCTTCATGATGGTGCGCACCACCATCTTCTGTTCGTCACCTGGGACGCCGCGCATCTCTACGGTCAGGGCACTGTGGCGCTTCATGGTTCGGTCGATCGACAGCAGCTTGCCAATGGACAGATCGGCGACGCGGGCGAAGTCGAAACCGAAGGCGTGTGATCGCGTCGGGTCGAGCTTGGCGAGCGCTGCCTCGACCTCTTCCATGAAAGGCGCGATCAGCATCTGCCGCCGCAGTTCGGGCAAGTGCAGGAAGTCGGCCGGCAGCTCGAGCGACAGCACCGGGGCAGTCGACGTCATCCGGGCTTCGATCAGCGGCGCCGGCAACCAGGTGCCGGAACCCATGGTCGGAATGCAGAAGAGTTCTTCGTCCGCGCCGTCGCCGTAGAACTTGATGATGTTCTCGCGCCATTCCGCTTCGGCCTCTGGCGACCAATCCTTGCCTGACACCAGACAGATGCGCTGATAGAGGCCGTCAGTAAGCGCCTGGTCGAAGTCGATGCGGATATGATCATAGCCGGAGCGGCCGGCAAGGATATCTTGGATCTGCTGATTGAACTCGTTTTCGACGCCATTGTGCGTCGAGCAGACGACGACCTGGCCGCCCCACATCAGGAACGCCAGCGCGGCCTTCAGCAGTTCCTTCAGGTTGTCGACGAAGGCCGCCTCGTCGATCATCACCACGCCCTGCTTACCGCGCAGAGAGCGCGGGGCGGACGAAAGGCCGACGACTTCGAAGCCTGACCCGAACTTGATCCGGAAGGCCTGTATCGACCGCTCACCTTCCCGGTCACTGTCGTCGAACAGGAACTCTTCCAGTTCGAATGCGGCCGAGGCAAATGCACGTGCCCACATGGCGCAGGCGTCAATAAATTCCCGCGTCATCTCCTGGCTGTAAGAGATGTACATCACATCCATGCCACCGGCCTCGCGGGCGCGCGCAGCCCGCAACACCGCGTAAGACGCAAAGCCCCATGTCAGACCGATGCGTCGAGACTTCTCGATGAACAGCACTTGGCAGGCCGTGCTTTCGAGCAGGGCCACAGCACGCGCCTGATACGGCAACAGCGCCTTGGGCAGACCTATGCGCTCGAGAAGGTCGGGCAATACCTGCGTCGATTGACGGCGCAGCTCCGACCACTGCTCCTTTGTCATATGAGCGGTCATTGATTGACGCCCAGAATGCGGCCAAGGATTTCCTCGCTCGCGTCCGCAGAGATACCCTTTGCCTTGGCAACCGCTTTGACTGCTTCGGTCGCTTTGGCGGCGAAATCTTCCTCAGCCTTGAGCCTTCTCGTGTTCGAAACACCTTGCGCCTGCGATGCAGCTCGCAACGCATTTGCCAGCGCCATCGCCCCTTTCGGATCGATCCCGCTTTCGCCTGCCGAGGTGAGCAGTTCGAATATCAACGTCTTGATGGCTTCGGCGGCGATCAGGGTGAGATTGTCCGACTGCTCTACATCGAACTTGTCGGCGATCGTCGAAGCGATCTCGCGCGTATCGTGAAGTCGGCGCGTCATCACCGCCAGTCGGATCGAGTACCTGTTGAATGCCGAGAACGAAGGGATGGGAATATCCAGCTCCCCGCGATGCTCCTGCTGCAAAGCCTGAAGCTGGAGAACGAATTCGGAGTAGATGTCGGTTTGTGTCCGTTCTCGGCTTTGAAGTTCGTCGGCCGCCCATGCGATGATCTGACCGCACTCTTCAGGCAGCAGCTCTATTCCTGACAGTCGGCCACGGCCGCGCGTGTTGGCCATGGCGATTAGGCCGTCGATCTGGACGGGCGCTTCACGCCCTCGATGGCAACATGCCGGTCAAGATGGCGACGGCCCATGTCGGTCAAAGTGGCGATCTTGACGGAGCCCGCTTCAACCAACGTCACCGCTGCCATGTTGCGAAGATACTCCATCTGCTGATGGATCCAGGCGCGCTCCTGGTAGATGGCGAAGGTCTGAAGCACAGGCTCGATCATGCTGCTGGACAGGCTTTCGTTCACCTGCTCGGCAAGCGCTTTCAGGATGATGAGCCGGGCCTCTTCCCGAATGATCCGGTCCATGTCGGTGGCGATGCTCATTTCTTCACCTGCTGCAACAGCATTTCCTGCAACCGCTCGCCGATCGCGGCGACAGGCTTGAGGCGTTCATCCATCGATTTGAGCTGTCCATTCATCTCCGCCAGTGCCAGCTCGAGGCGGTGCGTAGCGTCCCTATCAGGGAGGTGACGAAGGTCGCTTTCGATGGTCTGAACACGGATGGTAACGGCCGACAGGTCTTTCTTGAGCCCGGCGATGTCAGAGGTGTTTTGCTTTTCGCCGGACGAAATCCAGCTCTTTGCAACGGTGGCAACCGCGACTGCCGAGAGTATCAGGCTGAGCCACGGATTGACGACGATAGGGTCCATTTACGAGCGCCTCCGTTTGCGCTCGAGGCGCGTCTGACATTCGATGCAACGCCGGGCAGCTGGGTACGCTAGGCGCCGCGCCGGCTCGATTTCTTCCTTGCAGGTCACACAGACCATCTCGCCCTCGGCGCGAATGGCAGCGACGGCGCGAGCAATGCCGGCGTCGCGCTCCTGCTCGGCGCGCAGATCGGCCAGCTCCATTGCGAAATTGCCGAGCTTCACTGGTTCGGCCTTTCCGTCGGCACCGGGACACCATCGGCGGCGCGAACGGCCGCTGCCCGGCGCGGTTCGCAACTGCGCAAGGCCGCCCGATCGCGGCCCCACAGCGCTGTCGTCTCGGGCTCCGAAAGGTCGCGATCCGGCAACACAACCGGATCGGCACATTTCTGGCGGGCTGTCGGGGGAACTTCCGGTTTGACCATACTGGCCACGACCGTGGGGTGGTCGGGTTCAGCGCTGGTTGAGCAACCGGACGCGATCGCGGCGAATGCCGCCACCGCCATCAGGCAAAGCCGCATTGGCCTTCTCCAGTTCGGTAAGCTGTTTCTGAACGTTCTCGACTTCGGCTCGCGCCTCGGCGTCGACCTGCTGGGCATGGCGAAGCTGGGCCGTCTGTGCCTCGGCGACCTTGCGGTTGGCTTCGGCGATCTGGGCTTTCCACTGCGCGTCACGCTCGCTCCTTGCCGTCGCCACGGCGCTGCCGACCATGGCTGACAGCTCCGAGACCGCGAGCCACGAAAACAAGGCGGCGGCTGCAAGCAAAGCAGCCACTGCGACCAGCAGCGCACCTGCCTTGCCGATGCGTGCCATGATCGCAGCAATCATTGGGCCCCTCCCTCAATGGAGCTGGCGCGGTAGTCCATCGAGCCAGCAAAGCGATGGATGCCGAGCAATGCGGCGATCAGCATGATCATGGAGGGGATCACCACTGGCGCCAGATCGACCGCAGCCGCGATGCCCAGCAGCGCGCCGATCACGATCATGAAAATGACCAACCACGCCAGGACGAACGAGAGCCAGAAGGCCCGGCGCGTCAGCGAGTATCCTGGCTTGGCAAGAGACAGGCGTGTCATAGCCGCTCCGGCGCGGCAGGTAGGCCGTTGGCCTTCGCAAAAGTCCGCGCATCAAAGCAGGGACATTCCTTCAGCCACTCGCCGCGCTCGACGATACCGTCACCATCGCGATCGGGGGAGAGGTCGCGATGGCCAAGGACCGTCGCGTCGGGGTAGCGCGAAAGAAGTTCACGGATCAGCTTTGCGGCCGCTGCCTTCTGCGCCGCCGTGAAGTTGTCTTCAGGCTTGCCGGTCGCGTCATTCAGGCCACCAACAAGGCAAATGCCTATCGTGTTAGAGTTGTGCCCGGCAACGTGCGATCCGACTGCCGTTTCCGCCCGCCCCGGTTCGACGGCTGCATCGCGGCCAATCACGAAGTGATAGCCGATGTCGGTCCAGCCCTGCGCCTTGTGCCACTGCCGGATCTGAGCAGCGGTGACTGCAAGTTTCGCGCGCGTTGCAGAGCAATGCAGTACGATGAATTTGGTGGATTTCCGAGTTGCCACGGCGAAGCCCTTCCGGATCGGGAAATCGCCAGCGGTTGTGCTGGCGTCCGGGGCAAATTCACCGTTTCAGGAGGGAAAGCGCACAGGGCAGATTTGCCCTAGGATCGGCTCGCTAGAAGAGCGTGCCCTGGTCATCGTCGGCATCGTCATCCCGCAAGCGGCGGCGATGGTTCTTGACCGTTGACCGGCTGACACCAAGCAACCGCGTGGTGCGATTGATGGAATAGCCTTTCTGGGTCAGCTCGGCAATGGCATGACGCCTACGCCGCATCTGGCCTGCAAGGGCGGGTGGAATTTCCAACTCGTTTCCGCCGAAGCGATGGATCAACGCCCTGGCCGCTTCTTCGCCGACAAGTGCCGGAAGCCAATGGCCGTCGCGATAATTCTTCGGAATGAAGATCGACTGGCACGCGCGCTCACGGCCGAGGATCAACGCGGCTCGCTCACCCGCGACTTCGGCAATGCGATTGAGCAAGGGCGACAGCCAGGGGCGGTCGGACATTTCATCAGTCACGAAAGCCTCCTGATCGATGCCTGCAGCTTCAGCTGTCGGAGGGTGAGTTCTCGGAGCGCTGCCTCCAGCTTGTCGCGGCGATGGCTATGGCGGCGCATCAGATGGATGCGGCGGATGAGTTCGTCGCGCTCGGCCTGCACGCGAAACATTTCCATCTGCTCGTTCCAAACGAGCAGCGGTAGCGCTTCGTATGGACGGGCGCGCGGCATCATCAGCTCGTTCGGCTCGGCCAGTGGGGCAACAAAGCGGTGACCACAGTCACGCCCTGGTCGTGGTGCTGCAAGACCAGTTTGACGTTGTCGATCGTGACACCGATGGCGCCAAGGCGCGCACCTGTTACCAGCCTGCCGGCGAGGTGGCGCCGGACGGCATCAACGTCGAGGCCATGCGCGCGCTCAAGATAGCGGATAATGGCGTGGTCGGTGACGTGCACGGGCAACATCAATCCTGCTCCCGTTCGCGCTTGGCGATTTCACGATCGAGGTACCAGCAAGCCTTGCGCAGATCCTCAAGCGCGTCGGCCTTCAGATCGGCGCGCCAGATGTATTTGATCGCATTGCCTAGGTTGAAGCCCATGTGCTCGACCACGGTGATGCATTCGACGCCGGAGGGATGCGACTTGTAGTGCCGAGGATTGTTGACGGGATCACTCATTTCCGCAGCCCTCTGATCTGCACGCCAAGCGTGTTCATCACAATCGGCCAGTCGCGTTCCGACATTTCGTCAACGGGCTTGGCCAGCTCGGCGACGAGGGCACGGAACACCTTGATCTTCGGCTCCATCAGGCCGGCCGCGACCAGCCTCTGCCATTGCGCTATGGCGATGCGCGCGCCGGGCACGCGCATCCAATCAGCAAGATCGCCGAGGCTCCAATCGACACCGCCCGCCCGCGCCAGCCATGCCTTCAGGCCTTCAATGGCCTTGGCCGCGTCGGCGGGATCGTGAAGGAAACGGACATGGTCGACCTGCGCCTGGCGCTTGACGAAGGCAACCAGCGCCTCGTCCGACCGGTTCTCGACAATCCCCAGATTGTGGCCGGCGATCCAAAGCGCCTGCAGCTTGGCGGCATACTTGCCTTCAAGCCGCTTTCGCTGACCGGTTGAAGCTGGTTTGAAACCACGATCGCGGAATGCCGCAACGACTTTGTTCCGCTCGACCTCGGTCATTTCTTTCGCCGAGGCTTTGCCTGTAATGCTGACCAGCGCGGCGCGATAGGTATCATCATCGAGACCAAGCAGCTTCTTGGCAACGTGCATGGCTGCGAGGGCGGCACTCATAGCTTAGCCACCATTTCACCCACGACGCGGAGACTGTCGCGGATCGCGACGACGGTGCGTTCCGCGTCGGCGCGATCCCGTGCCCAGATCTCGTCAGCAAAGGTCCGACCATCCATCTGGAACTCGACGGCAAAGAGCTGCATCGCCTTGCCCTGGGCGTCTTCACTTACGCAGTTCGCGTCCGGCGCATTACGCCGTTGCCTCGTTGCTTGAAGGTCCACGATCTCAGCCATCGACGCCTCCCCGAAGCAGTGGGAGCTGTGCCTCAAAATGCGAGATCAAACCCTGCTCGTTTTCGGCGGGGTTGGCGCTGCCTATCAGCATGCCGCCACCTGGTCCGACGACCGCGATCAGGCCAGGGAAGAAGGCATCCATAGTGAGCCGCGCATGAAAAGGGGGAATGTCTTGGATGTCCACATCGTGCGGGTTGAACGACACGTCGATCGAACCGATGCTCGCCGCCTCTTGGGTCTTGCCCACCCAAAGGCCCGGCAGCTCAGCCAAGTCCTTGGCACCCGCAGCATCCATCCACTCGACGACTGCAAAAAAGAGCGTGGAAATGCTCATGGTTGCACCTCAAGCGTCAGCGATGTTGATGGAGATACGAACCCAATCGGCGTCGTGCCGATCGCGATAGCTGAAGTGAATGTATTCCTTTGAACCGATGACGCGGACCGCCGCCTCGATAGCTGCCATCGCCTGTAGCCAACGCTTGTCTTCGCTCTCGATCTTGAACAGGGCGAAGATGGCGTCCTTGCTGATCTGCCCCGCCTTGTCGACCTTGAACGCACGGGTGATGATGCCGCGAATTTCGGCCCGGCTTTCATCGGTCCATTCGTTGAGGCACTCGTCTATCAGTCCCTTCGCGATCTGAAGCTGTGGCCCGAATTCGATCAGCTTGTTGACCTTCGTCTCAACCACCATCAGCCCGTCGATCGTGCGGTACTTCTGATTTCCGGCACCTGCGCGGCCGCGCTTCACCAGTCCGTACTTGGCTTCTAGCTGGCGATCGAACTCGGCAATGTCGCCGCGCGTATGCATCTTGAAGCGCGAGATTTGCGCCGAGAGAGGTTTTGCGAAGGCGATAATCTTGCGGACCATCTGGTCCTCAAGAAAGTCCTCAACCTTGACCAGCTCAAGCGGTGTCAATCCGCCCTCACCATTCGTGACATAGTCTTTGCCGTTGACAACGGTGATCCCGGCAGCGGCCTTTTCTTCGAGGATTGCGGCTTCCATGATGTCTACTCCTGGGTCTGGGCTTCGCCGCGGATCGCGGTCATCAGTCGTGTGACTTCGTCAGATTGGTGCTGGATCGCTGCATCACGCGCAGCGTCCTGATCGTCGTTGCCGGTGATAGGCAGGCTCAGGGCTCGCACCAGGAGTTCGGCCTCAAGTGCGACGGCCCAGAAGCGTTCGGTGGCAAAAGCGAGCGCAAGCACCTCGGCTGCTGGTGCAGCCGGGGCGTTGCGGGTCGGATTGGCGATAATACGACCGGCTGCGTCGATGACATTGACGGCAGCGGCGGCGTGAAGAATGCTCTGGCTCATGACTTCCTCCAGAAATCAGGCCGCAACACCTGACCGCCGCCGATGACAGCCGGCCTCATCGCTTCGGCCGCTTCCTCCTCCATGAACCTTCGGCCTGCTCGATTGGCCTCAAGCAGACGGAAGACCTCCAGCTCCTGTTCCATGGACAGGGACATCGCGACCAGTATCTCGAGCTGCTCGGCCAACATCGCCGAGTTGCCGCCAGAAAGCTCGGTTTTGCGGTCGCGACGCTTATCAAAGAACGACGCCAGCTCTGAGAGCTTCGGTGAAATCCTCGCCTTCACGCCTGCCACTCCACGTCGCGGTTTTTCCAGGCGGCTTGAATGTGCTTGAGCGAAACCGGCTCGTTGCTGCCGGCAGCTGACATCATGGCGAGCTTCATGGTCTTATCGATCTGACCAAGGGCACCGCCTTTGGAACCGACACCGATCAGGAACTGGACAGCATCCGGATCCGACACGCCCCACGCCGAAATGAACAAGCGCAGATCTTCGATCAGCGGCTTTTTGCGAAGCAGTCGCTTCCCGATCCGACGCTTGATCTGGGCGTAGGAAGGTCCGTCGCGCTTGTCGTCGCGGCCTCCCTTGAAGCGGGCGTAGATCTCGGTGTTGCCGACCAGGGCAACACCGCAACGGTTGATGTCAACGAAATGGCGGAGCTGGTTGACCGCGTCGTCGGTCAGGTTCTGCGCCTCGTCCACGATCAGCAAGGTGCCGCCGCCGCTGCGTTCCAGACGCTTCCCGATCGCCCGTGTCAGCTTGGCGGGGTTGTGCACCATGACGTCGAGTTCGGTTGCCAGATCGACCAGCATTCCGTGAACGGTTTTCGTCTGCGGCGACATCGTCACCATGAAGACGTGCGGGCGCGTCTTTAGGAACTGGGAGCAGGCCTCAGTTTTCCCCATGCCGGCTTCAAGGGTGATGATCACCATGTCCCCGGTGATCTGTGCCCAGTGCAGCGTTTCAATCACCTCTTTCGCAGCGACCGTTTGCAGGAATGGAGGCGAGGTCGGAATGCTGGCGGTGAGGCCGGCCGTCTCTTCGATGGCGTCAAGCCACTGCGATACCTGCCGGTTGGTGCTGTCGAGGCGCCCGGTATACTTGCCCGAAAACCACTGGGAGAAAGTCCCGTCAGCCATGCCAATGCGGCGCGCTACTTCGGCCTTGGTCCATCCTTGGGTGGTGCCCAATTCAATGACACGGTCGAGCAGTCCCCACCATTCGTCGATATCGGCTTTGGTGCGGTTCGCCAGGGAGGCGTCCGGTCCGACCAAAGGCCGTTCCCAGACCGGAGTGGTGGACTTGATGTGGCTTGTGCCAACCATTTCATTCATCTAGTAGGTTCCTTGGTTATTGCCCTTTGCGGGCTGATTTGTCGGGCGGGAGATCAATCCCGCCCGTTTTTTTCGGAACCGTAATCAGTACTTACCGGTCCATTCCCGAAGGGGAATTCATGGATCGATGCGCCGCCGCCCGAAATCAGGCCGAGCGCTCTCGAAAAACTGCTGTCAAAGTCGTGTTCTTCGCTCGAAGCCGGCACCGGCTTCAGTGCCAGATTGCCGGTTACGAGGCGGGTGATCTTCGGCGGCGCAGACGGTTGAGCCTCCGCTGGACGATCGCCCTGTGTGAGGATCGCGGCCAGCTCTTCGGCGGACATACGCGCATGCGCACGCTTCTCAGCCGCGACCGCCTTCTGATACTCACCGCGAGCCTTAGCGTGGCGGCGCGCAGCTTCCGCGTCGTAGAAGCCGGTGTCGGCAACGCACTCAGCCTCGCAGATCAGGACGTTGCTTTCGTCGTAGACCTTCAGCGGCTTTGTCAGCTGGTCGGGGTCGAAGCGGATTGTGACGTTCCGACCGGCATGGCCATTGAGAGCCGGCGCCCAGTAGCGGTTGCCGAAGAAGTGGATTTCGCCGCTGCCCTTCTGGGTGCGGATGCGATCTGCGGCGAGCAGCCAAAGCGCGCGTTGGGCGCTTGTCGGCCAACGAACGATGGTGGCGGGGTCGGCCATGCTGGCAGCGAACGCGTCGTCGAAACTGCGACCGGCGCATACCTTTGCCGTGCGACCAGGTCGCGAATTGTGCTCGGCAATCTGCTTGTCGACATGGGCTTTGAACACCTCAAGCGGCACAGCATGCGAGGCATAATTCTCAGGCTTCGCGTCGGGCTTGTTGCCGGTGTAGGCACCCGAACAGATAGGGTGCCGCGATATGTCGTCGGCAAGGTCGCGCCATGCACGTTCGATCGGTTTCGACTGGCCAGAATATGGTTGCGTCCATTTCAGCTCGACGCCGAGCGTGGTCAGCAGACCTTCCGGCTCTTCCTCGCGCACCTTGAAGCGATATCGATTGGCGGTCCCGCCGCTGATCCACTTCGACGAAAAGGCGCGACCGTTGTCGAGCGTGATGATGTCGGGGATGCCGTGTCGCTCGACCATGTCGCCGATGACCAGGCGAACCGTCTCCTTGTTCTCACTATCGGCCAGACGCCAAGCGAGGATCTTGCCCGAATAGAGATCCTGAATGCCGAGCAGAAATAGACGCGTCACCCGGTCATCGTCGAGGCGTACGAACACGTCGATCTTGTGGCCGTCCATGTTGACCGCCTGCATCGCATGCAGGTGGTCGCGGGTGCGGCGCTGAGCGGGGAACAGCGACTTGGCTTTGTCCCTGCCCTTGCGGGCGAGCGTCTGGACGGCCTCCGGCACCTCGGCATCGAGCCGGCGCCGAAGGGACCGCTCTGACGGGATAGGCGACCACTTCTGCTTTTTGGATGCCTCGCTGAGGCGGCGATAGCAGCTGGTGAAAGTCGGCCTTTCCGGCCTCAGATAGTCGGACGTGATGAACGCCCAGGCGTCGGGGTGACATGGCGCCCGCTCGGCGCTGGCCGTGAAAGCCGGCGCAAGCGCGGCCAGCCAATCGCAACGATCGTGACCTTCGATCAGTCCCTGCCAGTAGTAGACCGCGCGCACGCTGACATCGAACCGCGTCGCCGCAAGGGACATCGCGGCATTCACCGTGATGCCGGGCGACTGGCTCAGCTCATCGGCATATCGAAGCGTACGAAGGCGGGCTTCACAGCTGGCTTTATGCTCGCTCGAAAGCGTCTCATAGCGCGCCCACAGCGCCCGGCGCTTTTCGGCGACGGTGTCGGCGTCGTCGTTCGCAGGGGCCGAATGAACGACGAGCAGTCGCATCTGGGCAGGCTTCGGCAGCAGGGACACATGGTATTCCCACCCGCCGCCGCCTTCACGGCCGGACATCTTGCGCGATGTCGCGCCGCTGGCGCGCCATGCCTTCTTGGCGACGATCTTGTCGAAGCCTTTCACGGTCAGCGGCATGTCCGGCAACCGAGCTGACGCCAGCTCGGCGAGGGTGAACCACTCCTTGACCGCCTTCATGGGCGCACCCGCCGCTTGACGTTGACGGGTACCGAGCGAAGCGTCTTCAGTCTCTGCGCCAGCTCGCGCTGCTCCTGTTGCAGGTTGGCAATCTCGGCAAGCCGCGCCTCATCGCCCTCAAGCAATGTCAGCCCGTCCTCGGACACGACCATGTCCCAGAGCCAGACCGCGCCAGTCGCGCGGACGAATGCCTTGAACCGGGCAAGGCTGATGTCGTGGCTTTCCTTGCTCTCGGCCGTGTAGGCGTCGAGCGTGGCTTTGCTGATGGACGGGAGCCCAAGATACTGCGCCATTCGAGCGGCTATCACGGGCCGGTCATAAGGGCATTGGCGGATAGCTTCGGCCATCGCGCGCTTCATCTTCGAACGGAACCTGGGCAGGTCGATCTGGGCTGCAGGCGAGCGCACCGGAAAAAGGGGCTCGCCGAACAGATTGAACTGATCGGGGTGAAGCTTGCTCATGCTGCTGCCTCTGGGCCGATTTCAGCCATGAAGCGGGCGCGGGTTTCGGCATTCGCACGCGACCAGGCATCGACGAGGGTGCCGAAAATTGCGGCCTGAGGATCGACCTTGGGGCGAGGCCCTTCTACGAGTGCCAGGGCCTTCTTCAGGTCCGGCCCTTCGGCCTTCAAGGCAACGGCTGTTTGCCGCTGCTTGGCCGGCTCCATCTTTGCCAGCTTCAACAAGGCCGACTGGTTGTCGGCAATATTGGTACCGCGAACGGCCTTGCGAACGTCCGGGTGCAGGTTCTCGACGATCTGGTTTAAGCGCTGCACAGCACGGGGCGACAATCCCATGCGATCGGCAACATGTGCAGCGAAGCTGCCTTCGGGCGGCTGCTCTCCGAATAATAGCGCCAAGTTGGCGCGATTTCCCGGACGGCCAGCCTCGATCTTGCCGTACTTCTTTTCCCAGACTTCCCGGTAAGTCGACACGAACACCGCCCTGTCGATCACCGATAGTTCGTTACGGAAGAGATTTTCGGTGATCTCGAGCAACTGGGCTTCGGCCTTATCGGCCTCGACGACGATCGCGTCGATCTCGTCCTCGTCGTTGATCACGGTGGCGCGGAGACGGTGCGCGCCAGCTACCAGGGTGTAGTTGCCGCCCTTGGCGGCGGGTGTTGCGCGGACCGTGATCGGATTGAGCAGCCCGTGCTCGACGATCGACTGAGCTATGGCAAGGGCGTGTTCTTCCTCGATCGCCCGGAGCCGATCAGGGATCGCAATGTCTGAGATTTGGATGCGCTTGAACTCAGCCATTATGCTGCTGCCTTCCTGATCTGTATGTCGAAGAGTTCGCCCGCGCGATTTGACATGCGGCGGTAAGCCCGCTCAAAAACGGGGTCGTCTAGTCGGTTGTCGATCGCGCGGATGGCGAAGGATATCGACGTGCGCTGGCGCTGCTGCATCTCGACGATGCGGCGTCGAGGAACGTCAAAGCGCGTGGCGAGGATGTGAATGGCGATCTGCCGGGCAAGTGCGGCGTCAAACCACTCGTGCGGTGGGTTGATGATGTGCCTCAATGCGAGGTGGCGAAAGCCGGACTGCGCTGCAGCATAGCAGGCTGACAACATCGCCTGCAGGCGCTCTTCCTCGGAATACGGGTTTAACGGCATGACTTACTCCACAAACAGCCGGAAAACGATGACGACGCTGGCGACCAAGAGGGCCGCAATCGCCGAAACCAAGGCAAAGGTTTCGAACGCGTTGCAGACCTTTGACTGCGCCGGGATGAAGGGATTTCGGGTGTCGAATTTGCCAGTGACTTTCGCCATTGTGGCGCGCTCCTGGATGACAGATGTTCGGGGTGTGGCGCGGATCGAACCGAGGTTCTGACAGCCGGGGCGGAGCCTCCTGAGCGGGGGGCTTGGCAGCTCTGCCGGCACTGCCGGATGGCAAAGGCTAGAGCAGGCCTCGGACCGATCCGCGCCACGCA